AAATTCTGCATCATCAACTTTAATTTGTGCGAAGTCTGATAAGTTTAAACTGACTGCTGTAACAAGAGCACTAAACGTAGTATTTTTTGATGTATCAATTTTAATAGCAGTATCAGTTCCTACGTCACCAAGACCTACTGCAATTTTGAATGAATCGCTATCGCTTCCATCAACTCCCATATTAAAACCAAATGGGCTTGTAGTTGTTTGAAAGTTTATAGAAGCATCGCCACTACCTAGTTGTCTTAGCGTTAATATAGGGGTAGTAGCTGAATCATTTTTTCTAACATCTAAAGCAGAATCAGGCGTACTGGTGTGTCCGATACCTACAGAAGCAGTAAAATTTGAATTTTGTGAACTGTCTACAGTTAAAGCAGTTGTATAAGAACCACTACCTAGAGTTTGTAATGTAAAAGTTCCATCTGTTCCATTAACTGCTAAACCTCCTGACATTCTTATTGCATCTACGTAACTACCTGCTTTAATACTTCCCATTGATAAAAATGCTCCATTAGGACCAACAGAATCAACATCTAAACCTCTACTTATTTGTAAAGGAAATGCACTAGTATCTGTAAACCTTGAAGTGCCAGAATTTCCGACCGTTAAAGCACCTGATGTAATTGTCCCTGCAAAAGTTGCATTTTTAGAAGTATCAAAGTCTACAGCGGTTGCACCATTTTGAATTACTCTAAAGTTGTGATTTGTTAGAGTTCCAACTGATGCTTCTCCACCTGTGTTACCTAAATATGATTCTTCAGCTCCACTTGTGCCAGCATTAACTTTTAAGCCATTGTTACCAGAAGTCTCAATTTCAACAGCAAAAGAACTAGCTGCCATACCAACACCTAAATTACCACCACTTACAGTAACGTCACCTGCAAAAGTCGCATTTTGTGATATGTCTAATTTTAGTGCTTGTGTTACGCTTGAACCGGTGTAGAATCTTAAACCAGCTTCACCACCTGCTGTTTCTGATACAGATGCAATTCTAGAAGTTTCACCAGCTATTTCCGTGCCAACAAAAGCAATGTGTCCAATAATAGAATCAACACCGATAGTTGAATCTGTATCTGTAAGTGTTATTATAGGACCAGTAGAGCTGTTAATATTTATATTACCACCGTTAACTGTAACATCACCTGCAAAAGTTGCTGTTCCATCAAGTGCAATACCTAATTTTTCTACTGCGTTAATACCAAACGTCATCTCAGAAGTGTTCTGCTCGTATCTTATAAAACCTGCCTTGTTAGCCGTAGTTGTTGTGCCATCTGCAAAATAAATACTACCATAGTTTCCTGCATTTGAACCAGAGGCAATAGTTATACCATTATTTCCTGATAACGTGCCTACAACTAAATTATCAGCATCAGCATCATAATCACTATTTGTTAAACCATTTATTGATACATTTCCTGCAAAAGTTGCGTTTTGGGAACTGTCTAAAGTCAAGGCATCATTACCATTGTTTGTCCTCAAATTAATTGAAACTTTAGAGTTCACAATAATACTTTCTCCACTTGATCCTTCTAATAACAGATTGTCAGTACCAGATTGATTTCCAATAAAATGACCATCTCCAAAATTTATATTTCCTGCAAAAAGTGCATTTTGTGAATTATCAATGGTTAAAGCAGTTACGTTAGTATTAGTTTGAAATATTAAATCTGTTTCTGTATTATCATAATGAATGTTTGCTTTAATTGTTCCACCACTTGCAAATTGTAAGAATGGGTCTTGGTTTGCGTTTATTCCTGTGCCGCCAGAATTTGCATCAATTTTTAAAATAGCATTATCATCTGTTGATCGGACTGTTAATAATGAATTTCCAGAGGCTGTTACTAGAGCTCCGTCACTTGTCGTCTCTAAGCGTTTAGAATTATTGTGATATAATTCAACTGCACCATCTTTGATACCTCTTAGCATATTTTTTGAAGTGCTACCTGACGTTAGTTGAATTGCAGTCCCATCAGTATCTATAAATAAACTACCTGTGCCAACATCTTGTATGAAACTATCATTACCAGAGTGAAATATTTCTAAGTCATTTCCTGTACCTACAAGTATCTTGACAGAATCGTTTAATTTCAAATTTCCTGTCATAGTACCACCAGCTAATGGTAATTTAGTTGCAATACTATTTGTTACTGTAGTGCTAAAGTTTGCATCGTCACCTAACGCTGCTGCTAGTTCGTTTAATGTATCTAAAGCTGAAGGTGATGAATCTACTAAGTTTGTTACTGCTGTATCTACATATGCTGTTGTAGCTACTTTAGTTGAGTTATCACTTGCTGATTGTGTTGTTGCTGTTGTTGCGGTATTGATTGTACCATTTAAATCACCTACTACTGTTCCTACCGTAAGTGTTCCTTGAATATGAGCATCTTTAAATGATCTTGCAGAACTACCTAAATCAACACCATTGTCGTCTGGTGGTAACCAGGCGGTAATGTTTGAATTACCTAAAACTACTGTATTATCTCCACCACCAACAGCAAGATACCCAATAGCTATTTCATTTATAGCTGCTGATGTAGATCCTGTTGCTCCCATACCAATAAAAGTATTTTTTTGTCCAGTTATTATGTTTGCACCACCACTGCTATTTATAACTCCACCAGCATATCCACCGACAAAAGTATTGTTACTACCTTCATCACCAGTACTACGATTTAAATCAGCTCCAGCTTCACTTCCTATTGCTACATTAAATTGACCACCACTTCCAGATCCGCTTTCAAAATCAAATAAAGCGTTATATCCTATAGCAATATTATTAGCACCTGTTTGCATGCTAGGAGCAGTTCTACTACCTATTATAATATTTTGAGCACCTGTTGTTATACTTGTTCCAGCATTATGACCAACAGCTACATTTTGATCACCCGTTGTTATAGAATCTAAAGCAATTAAACCGATAGCTATATTTTGTGATGCTGTGTTTGTTGTAGAAGAAGGATCAGAACCAATAAATATTGATTCGTTTTCTATTAAAACATTACTCAAATCATTTAAACTAATTGCACTACCATTGATTGTTAGTGCATCTGTTTCTAAAGTACCGTCTATATCTACATCGCCTGAAATATCTAAACTAGCTGCTGTTACAGTTCCTGTAAATACAGGAGCTTCTTCAAAGTTACTTGTTATAACACCTGTTGCTGAATCATAACTTACAGCATTACCTGATACTGATATAGCACCTCTTGCTCTAGCATTAGTAAAGTATAAATTACTACTACCTTCTGTTATTTCATCTGTATTATCTTTTGTTGCTACAGCTGCGTTTATTCTATCATCAATAGCAGCAGATGTCATTAAACTTGTATTGTTGTCTGCAAATGATTCTCCTGATGTTTGTACTGCTGAAATAGCTACGCTGTCTAATGTTATTGAACTACTAAACTCAGTAGATTTATGCATTGTTATAGCTGTAGCGCTACCATCTAATGTAATATATGCGGTAGTACCACCACTACCATCATCAGTTTTTAATATTATATCATTATCAGCATCTGTATTTTCTATAACAAGGTCGTTATTTACGTCCTTTAGGTGGTGCATGAAATTTAAAGATACTCTGCCTCCTGCTACTTGTAAATTACCAGAAATTTCAGGATTATTAACTAATCCAATTTTTATACCATCACTACCACTAACTTGTGTGTTTATTTCATTTTGTGTTCCTATTATTTTAAATGTTTCAGAATCTAAATCTATTGACGCCACAACAGCCGCATCGTCTCCTCTATAATCTAAGTCTTGAGCTGTTACTTGTGAGTCTACATATGATTTTATTGCTTTAGCAGATGCTAATGTAGTGTCTGTTCCTGCTACTGAAGATAAATCTGTGTCTAATACACCTGACTTTAAGTTGTCTACTTCTATGTTAGATACTGTATTGTTATCTACATCTATAGTCTTATTTGTAAGTGTTTGAGAACCTGTTAGTGTCGCTATTGTGCCGTCTATCGTAAAATTTAACTTACCGTTAGTATCATCATAAGTAACAGCAATTCCTGTTTCGCTATTAGATGATACCATTTGGCCTATAAGATCTTGAAGTGTTTCAGTGTCTAGACTTAGAACGTTTCTCCATAATCCACTAGCTAATTCATTTGTAATATTAGTAGTAGTAAAAGGAAAAGTTCCAATATAGAGAAAAAGCTCATTGTTATGAACGACTAATACAGGTCCTGAAGGATACTGTACATTTGGCTTGTAGACTGTGACTAGACCTCCTGATATGCTATTAAGTATAAAGTCTGTACCAGCAGACGTAAGTGGCACAGTTGAAAAAGCATCTTCAGCAAAAACAACTAATTTAGATTTACCTACAACACCTACATTTGGTGTTGAAAATTTTAATGAATATTTATCACCTATAGGTATTGTGTTTAACTTGATGTTTACAGTTACCTCTTGACCTTGTAATCCACCTGCTGTTCTATTACCTGTTATATGAACATCACCAATTTTTTGACCACCTAATAAAAATACTTCAGCATCTATATTTTCACCTGTACATGTTTGTTGTAACACAAACGTTACAGGTATGTTTGTATCATCTACATGACCTAATACTAAAGTTAAATCGTCATTTACTGCCATTTATTTTATTATTAAATTTCCTTTTGCTACCGTTTTTTTTGTGGTGTTTCCCTCAGCATCAGTAGGACTTGTAGATATGACCTTTATGGTGTAATCACTTTCTGCGCTAATCCCACTAAAGTCTCCAGTAACAACTATTGGATTATATCTTTTGCCTCCACTAATACCACTAGCAACAGTTTTAATTTTATTAATACCTTTTTTAAAAACATCTACATTTAGTGTCTCTCCTGTGCAATCGTAGTTAGGAACAAAATTAAAAACATGACTAGAGTCTCCGCTAGTAACTACTTGTTTTTTAATGTATTCATAAGGTACTTGCATAGAATTCAAAAAAAAAGCCACAGATTCGTGAGAGCCTGTAGCTTATTGTATAACAAAATGAAAAATCATTTAAAACATAAATTTACAAAATTTATATTTTAATTTTAGCGTTTCTAGGCAAATAATTGAATAATGTTTGTCCTATTTTTGTCGTCAATTTAGCTGTTCCATTAATTAATAACCTAAAAGACTGATAAGAACCTCTATTGGATTTTAAGTATATATTATCTTGAGAAACGGCAGTATTAGAATTACCTATAGTAATTTTAATTAATGTAGTTGGACTAGCATGTGTTGATCTTTTACCTTGTAGAGTTATAAAAACATATTCGTTTTGTTTTGTCTCAAAATCTCCTTGCATAACACTAGATAGCAATTTTTTATAATTAAATGTGCTATCAAAAGGCATAAATTGTGTTGCTAATTTTATGTTTGTTGATGTGATACTAGTATCTGTTTCGTGTAAATTATATATCTTGATTGTGTTGCTTTCTATTTTAAATCCATAAGGAGTGCTTCCTACATAAAATAAATCTTTATAAATCTGAGCTGATGTATAATACGAGTTGTATCTGGTGTCGTAAATTAAAAAAGGCTTTAGGGGAGAATAATTACCTCCTTTAAAAATATATAATCTATTTTTATTAGGATCACTAAATAGTCTCGGATCACCTGTTCCAGTAAAATATCCTTTGAATAAGTCTGTAGTACCAACTGTCACTGCAAAAGGATCAGATGTATCTACCGACAAGGATGGTTCTTTTAAATTTTCTATAGGTCTATGAGCTTCTTGTATATTATTGCCAACCATAACATACATACTGTCTTTATCTAAAAAGAATATACTACCTGCTAATGTAGTAACAGCATCTCTTGAGTAAATACCGAAATCATCTGTAATCAACATAAGTTTTTTAAACAGCACACCACCTTGACCAAACTCAAATCCATATATTTTATTAGCACAAAAAACTGTAACAGGATATCTTCCAAACGTGCTTTGAGCAGCTTCTTGTATGTTATCTACACATGATATAGCCATATCGTCAAGATCGTAAGTTTGATCTAATGGAAAAGTAAATCCGTCTATAGAAGATACACGAACTTTACCAGGTTCATAAAGTTTATTAATGTTTAAAGTTTTTGAGGCAGCACCATTAGGTACAGATACAGTGCCATCAACTTGTGTAGTTACTCTTTGTTCTTCACTGTAATTGTAAGCTACATTTAAGAAAGGATGAGGCGTTAGCTCATATTCTATTTTTTGTAAACCAGTATTATGGGTTGCTATAAACTCTATTTTTGTAGCTCTTCTATCTGGGTATCCTATTTGATTAGGTATCTGAGTAATTTTATCATTTCCATTTACATATCCTTTCAAAAAAGTTTTTGTGACTCTTTTAAATTCTTTACCATCAATATTTATGGTAACGGTTATATAAGCGACCAATGGCTTATCAAAAACTTTTGCAGTATCTGTTACTACAAAATCTTCTGATGCATTAAAATTTTCAATCGTAGTAGCTTCATTTCCATTAGTAGTATGAGCTAGATATCTAGGACTAAAAGCTGAATTAGATGGCGCAAAATCGGTAACTAAACCTAAAATCCAAACTCTATTCAATGCTTTTTTGACATTATATCCACTTAAAATGTGATGAGAAAACGGATCGTTATTCATCACTCTTTTTGTAACAATTTTTTCTTCATTATCTTTAAATTCAAGGACACCAGATAAATTGTTTTTACTAAAATTTGCAATGTGATAATATGTGCCTTCATTTATTGCATCATCAAAAGTGTCTTTAGGTGTTGTAATAAATATATGTGGTCCAGTGATATCATAAAAGTCTTTTATTTTTGTTCTTCCTACCTCACCAGAGTCTGCAATCAAATCTCTCGCAGGGTAATATGTTTGACTACTTTTAAATAAATTTTTATAAACATTTGCGCTTGAAGAACCAAAAACATCACCAGTGTCTGATCCATGTGAAGTGAATTTTAATTTTGCAACTCTATTATTTACATTAGCAGTGTTTGTTACAGGAACATCAAGATTAAACTGAAATCTAGTAGCTCGCAATACTAGACTATTCCAAGCACCATTTGCATTAACAATTAGATAATAATCACCTGGTTCAAATACTAATTGATCTGATTGTGCTATAATATTAGTTCCTGCTGGTGTAGAAAATATTTGATAAGATTGGATTGTGTAGGAAAATATTAGTGGATACTGAGTTGTAAATCCATCTTTTCTAACTTCTATATTAAAACTAGCACCAGTACCCTGTGGTGATGATGATACAATTCTAAAATTAACAACTATTTTTCCGTTCAAAGTTTGAGTTATTGTAAATCTTTCATTAGTCAAATCTGAAGATATTCCATCAATAGACACAGCACCAGAACCATCAACTTCATCTTGCAAAGAAAAACCAAATCTTTCTGTACCATTTGTTACTGACGTATCTCCACTACTAGTGTTTTCGTCATTTTTTAATCTTGCAAATTGTTGTGTTGTAGCTCCAGATATAAGTCCGTCAATTTTATGTATGTATGGAGCTGTTTGTTTAATATATTGACCTGAAGGAGCTTGATAAGCATATATAATACCTACAAATCTATCTCTATTTGCTAATATGCCTGGATAATCTCCTAACGGAAAAGCCTTTTCAAATTGATCTAATGTAAATTCTTCGCTGGTGTGACTAACACTTAATGTTGGAAAAGTTGGAGGTAATAATGGACCAACTGTATCTCCTCTATTCATATATAAAAAAGATAACTTCTCATCATAAGTTTCTGGCGAGTGCTTGTCTGTTTCATTACTTTTATTTATTAAAATAAATTGTTGATCATCACGAAGAGAAAAAGCCTGCATATTAGGATTACCATGTGCTAATTCTGTATCATGCTCACCAACATCAAAACCAATTATTTGTGTAAGTTTATTTTTTGCAGAGCCAGAATTAGTTGTTGTAGAAACTATAATCATATCATTTGTGCTTTCTGCCTCACAAACAATAAAGTAATCTACTCCATTTGATACAGATCTACTATTATTATCAAAATCAGAATTTAATCCTTGTCTTTTGACATGAAAAATTCTTTCCCTTACATTACTTCCTGTAGTGTAATTAGTATTATGTTTTAGTAAATGTTGAGGAACTGGCAACCACTTAGGATTAGATTCTAGACCATCTGGTTCTAAATTATCTAATATCTCACAAGATCCATCTACATATGCATCTTCATCTGATATGGTGTTCAGTGTTTTTATTTGATGTTGTTTAAATGATCCTGCCATTAGAATGTTCTATACTTTCTACTTATTTTTTTATTTCTGTGATTTCCCACAGCATTGTATCTTACTCTGTCTTTAGCAACATTAAATTCAGCTAACTCTAAACTAGCTTCCTCTCCAAGACCTACAAGTGAGTACCACTTATATAAAGAATAATTAATCAAAGCAGATCGTATAAAACCTTGTACTATAGTATATCTTGTTTGGTCTGTATTTAAATCAGTGATTTGAAATGTTATCGTATCTCCAGCAGATGCTGTAAGTTTTTCTCCAGTCTTTCTATCTCCTAAATTGTCAGAATTATCATCCTGGTACATTATATCTTCGTTGTCTATTTCAACGCTATCTGGATTTGTTAAATCACCATCTTCATCAGTATCAGACTCAAACTTAAATTTACCATCGTTATCTGTATCTTGTTTTTCATATTGAGAATAATATGTTAGAGCGTCATATCCAGACTGTGTGTGAAATTTAATGTAGTTAGCAGAGTTAGCGACTATTTCAGCTCCTTCTGTAATAAATTCATATAACACCTGTGTGTCCTCACCAGATATTCCATATTTATCGTGATCTAAATTTCTAGCTTTACACTTATAAAAAGTTCTTCTTTTTATACTATCGTATATATCATCTAAATCTAATCTTGTTGTGTTTTTACTATCTGTTGCCATTATCCTTTTCCTGTAGTTACATCTTTAAATATACTCAAATAATCGTCAGCTTTTGCATACATTATTTGAGCTTCTGATGGTCGTTGTAAAGATTCTAATACTCTACCAGCACAATGGTAGCATAAAGGATCTATAAGTCCATCTGGTATTTCTTCTGCTAATAATCTAGGTATATAAGCAAATTTTTCTATAGTATCGTTAGTTGCATTTGCTTTGAAAAATTCTATAGCCATATTATTTACTTGACCTGTTGCAAACACAGTACCAGAATCGGTTATTGTGTTAAAATTTTTTGATAATTTTGTTGGTGATCCACTAGCATTTATAAGATATGTTCCGTTTTCTCTCGGATTTGTTTGACCTTTAAGAACTATAACATCATCAGTCGCTAAACCAGAAAATGAATTATTAAGAGATGATAATGTTTGATTTGTAGTAAAATTACCATTTGCATCTATAGTGTATTTTCTTTTTAATAGATTTGTGTTTACAGCAGAATTAGAATTATTTTTAAAATTACTTGAATCAGCATAATCAGTAAAAGAAACCAAAGCACCTACAGGTTTATGTCTTGTTCCAGAAGTATATGGATTGTTTTGTTGTAATCTGTATCTTGGATCAGTAGAACTTAGTAATTCAGTAATTTGTTTTTTAGAAGAATTTAATTTTAATGATACAAATCTTACGAAATCTTCTGGTAAAGGTATTATTGTTGTCAGATCAGTTTTAATAAATTTAATTACATCTGTGTTAGCTGCAACCTTTGATCCATCAGATTTTGTTATATTATTGTGATCATGAAAATATTTTAAATCTGATACCAAAGCTGGAAATAATTGTTCTAAGTCTCCAACTCTGGTAACAAACTCCGCAGAGAAATCTAATTCATCTTCTATCGCATCTAGTGGTGTTTCTATTGCTGTTTGTCCTTGAACAACATCACCTACTGGAATGACCTCATCTATCCTAGATGAGACAAGATTTTTTAGAAATTCTCTGGTTCTTGCCATGATGAATTATTTAAACAGTTTAGGAAAACTTACATTGTTATCCTTTATAAATTTTTTAATTGATTTAGCATTTGATATTTCTTTGTAAGAAACATCGTCAAAGTTTTTTTTCAGCCAAGCTGACGCTTCAGCCATTGTAGTTACTTCATCTACAATCTGTACTGTATTATCTTGATATTCAGAATCATTTTGTATTTGTGGATTATTATCGTATTCTATAACATCTTTAAATAAAACAATTTCTTGTCCAAATAATGGATGATTTTCTAGAGATTTAATTTCATCTGGATCAGTAGTGTGATACTTACCTCCAATAAATCCATTTTCTCTTTGATCAATACCGTTAGCAAAGTGTACTCTTCTATCTTCGCCATTAACATTTATAAGTGTTTGCCAGTCAGTATAGTTTACACTTTCAAATGTTTTTCCTATTAATTTTCCTTCTTTTTGATTTTTACTCATATAATTAAATTTTAATAAAAAGGGAGAGGAAAACCTCCCCCAATTTAATTGTTGCTAAATAAACAATAAATATTGTCTATTATGATGTAGGACTTACAAAAGTATGAACTCCATTAGCACCAGAGTATCTGATAGAGGCACACGAAGTTTCTACCATTCTCATAGCATCTTGAGTTCTTCTTGTACCAGCCGTATTGAGATCTAACTCTTCAACAGACATTGGCTCAAGCTCATGCTTGTAAATATGATCTAAATCAAGGATAAGAGCATTTTTAGATAATCCTAACTCATCCATAGCTTTAGAGTGTTTTACGTCCAACACACCAAAGTCAGAAACTAATCTTCTTACTTGAACACCATGTAATAAAGTGTTACCTTCAGATTGTAAGTTTCTTTCATACTTATCAATTTTTGATATACCAGAAATGAAAGTTTTACCACCTAAGACAAGTCTTGAATCTGATCCTGCATTACCTGCAAAAGCATTTTCTAACATATCAATGATATGACCTACATTTAATTTATCAACGTAATTTGCACTAGCAGCTCCAGATGCACCTAAACTAAACGCCTTTGAGATTTTGTTTTTTAATCCGTCAGCAGTATAGTGGATGTCAGAACCAACTGTAGTCTTAGACTTAACACCAGCGATTAATGATCTTTCCATAGAAGACCTCATGTCATAAATGACTTGTCTTACTTTATCTTGGAAAGAATAACCACTAATTGATTGATATTTAGATTCAATAACTGATCTTTCAATTTGCGCCATAAAAGTTTGAGCATAATTGAAATCTTGTGCTGGTAAAGCGTAAACGCTAGTAGTTTGAGCATCTAGCTCAGTCTTAGCATTTCCTAGTCTATAAAAAGTGTTAGTTCCTGCATCTGTCATAGTTCCTGTAGCGTTGTTAATACACTGGAACGAAACAACACCAGTAGCTGGAACAACATCTGTTACGATTAATCTCTGACCTCCTGGAGCATTAGTAGTTACCGCAGGGTTATATGCGATATCATCTTTTGCCCAAAAAGTTTTGTCACTACCAAAAGTAATGTCTTGAGTTAATCCTGAAACAGATGCTTTTGCTGTCGCTGTTGCACTTGCACTCCTAAAGGTTACTTCTTCGTACTCAACTTTTCTGTTGTATGCCGATTCAGCACCTCTTATATTTCTTAAAATAGTATCTAGAGGAAAGTCATCAGGCTTAATCTCCGTTACTATTTGAGAAACATCACGTTTGTAGAGAAGGTTACCAGTGCCAGCACCAGTACCACTATCAGCAGCCTCTGTAGCATCATTGCTATTAGTACCTTGGACTAAAGCCATACCCATTACGACTCCTTCTCCTCCAAATCCAAACAAACCATCAATAGCCGTAGCTACCTCTGGCATAACTATATACGCAAGAGCCACCAAACTGAGTGACCACTTTGCGATGTTTTTCACATTTATATTCATAATAAATAAACAGTTTAATTAAAAACTTTCTTCATCCTCACACACCATCAAACCGTCTATCTATTTTCTGGGTGTTCTTGGTTTGCTTTTACCTAAAAATGCGTCTAGCTTTCTTGCAGACTCATTAGTATACTGCTGCTCTTGTTTGCTTTTTATAGCAGAGTTACTTGTCACTTTAGGCATTACAGCACCTTCTTTTCTTTTTATGGTAAAGATCTTTTTATTTGCTCCCATGATTTCACCTTTCTTTTCGGCAACCGCTATGTCTTTCTCATAGTTCATTCCTTTAAAAAAGATGTCTAACATCTGATCATCTACTTTACCTTGATTTAAACTTTGCACTACGGCATCTATTTTGTTAAAAAATTCTGACCTAGTGTTAGTATCTAATCCTTTATCTTTTACATAACTATTTGCAACTTCAGCAGAGGACTTTTTGTTTTGTTCTAAAAGCTCAACCCTTTTTTGTTCTTGCTCTTTTTGTTGCTTTCTTATAATTTTTTGCTCAACCCACTGCTCATAGTTATCATCACCAGGAACAGGCTTAGAGCCTTCAATATCTAAGTGTGTAGTTATTGCTGTCATAAAATCAGTTTTGTTATTCATCATGTCTTTTAACACATCTGATAACTCTGGGTTACTTTTAATTATGTTACCCAACTGATTAGTGACATTTTTTTCATTCTCAAGATGTCTGTTTAATAAACTTTCAGCCTCATCTTTTGAATCAATTTTTTCATTAGGATATAAATTAAGAAGTGTTTCAGCATATTTTGGAATTCCAATATCCTCCTCATTCTTTACCTCTTCTTTATTCTCCTGTACTGTTTCTTCTTTTTCTTCTACTGTTACCTCGTATCCATTATCCTCCAAAAATTTAACCTCATCATCTGTGAGTTCTTCTTTTTCTTGGAGTTCTTTGACACGAGATTCTACATCTACTTCTTCTGTAGCTTCTTTATTATCAGTATCTTCAGAAACACTTTCTTCTTCTTCTTTAGCAACCTCTTCTTTATTCTCTTCTGTTTCTACTGCATTATCCTCAACTTGTTCTTGAGGTTGTTCTGCATTTTCCTCTGTTGCAGACTCAGTATTTTTATCTCTAGCAACACCTAACAATTCATCGTAGGTGTTGCCTTTGCCAGTTTTTACAGGTGTAGGAGTTTCTTTAGCCTCCGCACTGTTGTTTTTTACTTCGCTCATATAAAAAGAAAGCCTTATAGTATTGACCACAAGGCTTTATAATTAACTTAACTTACATCGTTGATAATAACGATTTTACAATTAGTTTAAAATTAACAATATTTCTGCAATTTAAGACATATTGTAATCTTTTTTTTCTTTATCATCAACAAACATATATTGTTTTCCATTGATAATATCGTAGAGACCTGTATCGTCTTCTGATCTTTCAATATACAGTCTTGTTATTTTACCGCTTATTAAATCTTGTAAAGAATCCATTAGTTTGTATAAAGATTTCTGTGACAACTCTTTGTCTTTATTGGTTGTTTTATGGCTCATAAGAGACAAACCAGAACGTATTTTACACTTTGCTAAGTGTATTGTTTTTCTGTCGTAACGGTATGTTTGTTTGATGTAATCTAAATAATCAAGACACTTTTCTCCAAGATTTTTAAATTCTTGTAGCTCAGTCTTTGTTGGCATAAGATAGATTATTGATTATATTTATCATTAAAAAATACACAATAATTAACATGATTCATAAAATTTTACAAGAAAATGACAAAAGACTTGCAAAATTAAATGCTAAATATGATCCGTATACAGGAGTAGGCAGCTCCATAAAAAGAAGAAAATTTAGATTATACAACAAAAAAGGTATGTGGTTTTATATACCTATTTCCATGAATACATACGATGGATACGACTCATTTGAAGATTATTGTAATGACAATAATTTAATTATAGACAAGGTATTACATCAGTTTGTTATATATAGAATCATACATGATTTTGAATTTTTTTGCATTATGTGTGTAAAAATAAAAGATAAAGAGTCTGAAAAGATTATTCCTTTTGTTTTAAGAAAAGCTCAACTAAAATTATTAAAGGCTTTAGAGTCGCAGAGAGTTAAAGAAAAACCTATAAGAGTTATATTAACTAAGGCTAGACAGTGGGGAGGATCAACTCTTATACAAATATATATGGCATGGATACAGCTTATGCATAAAAAAAATTGGAATAGTGTCATAGCAGGTGATGTAGAGGCTCAAGCTATTAATGTAAGAAGTATGTATACAAGACTTATAGAAAATATTCCAAAAGAAATCGCAAAGTATAGTTTAGCTAATTATGAAAACTCACAGAAAAATAAATGGATACCAGAAAGAGGATGTGTAATTAGAATAGGTTCTGCTCAAAAACCAGACACTATAAGATCTTCTGATATAGCAATGGCACATTTGACTGAGGTTGGTTTATGGAAAACAACACAAGGAAAATCACCAGATGATATGGTACAATCTATTTTGGGTACAATACCATCTATACCTTACTCTTTATTTATTATGGAGTCTACAGCTAAAGGTGTAGGAAATTATTTTCATTCTACATGGTTAAAATCTAAAAGAGGTGAAAACAACATGAAACCTGTTTTTGTATCCTGGTATGAAATTGAATTATATCAAAAATCATTTAAAACAGAAAACGAAAAAATAAAATTTTTTGAGTCTCTAAATAGCTATGAAAAAACTTTGTGGCGTAAAGGTGCTACTCTAGAAGGAATACACTGGTACAGAGAAAAGTTTACAGAGTTTGGTGAGGATTTGTGGAGGATGCAAAGTGAGTTTCCAAGTAATGATAGAGAGGCGTTTCAGTCTACTGGAAGGAAAGCATTTTCTCCTGCTTATATTATTAATCTTAGAGAGCTTCTAAGAGAGCCTGAGCTAGTGGGTGATGTTTTTCCTCAAACTGGAGGAGTTGACTCGTTAGAAGACGTTACAATGCTTGAAACTAAAAAAGGTAATTTAAAAGTATGGAGATTTCCAGAGATTAGTAAACAACAAATATTTAAAAACAGATATTGCGCATTTGTTGATATAGGAGGTAGAACAGAGAAAGCAGATTATTCTGCAATAACCGTTATAGATAGAATTGATATGATGAATGGAGGATTGCCTGTTAGAGCTTGCTCATGGAGAGGTCATCTAGATCAAGATCTTTTTGCATGGAAAGCAGTACAGATAGCAAAAATATATGACAATGCTCTTTTAGCTGTAGAAGTAAATTCTTTACAATCAAAAGGCTTAGGTGCTGAAGGAAATCATTATCTTACAATATTAGATGAAATATCTGAACATTATGATAACTTGTTTACTAGAACAAGTTTAGATCAAATTAGGGAAGGTCAGCCAAAAAGATATGGATTCCATACTAATAAAGCTACCAAAACTATGATTATAGATAATTTTAATAAATTATTAAGAGAAAGAGCTTACGAAGAATATGATGAAAGAGTATATTATGAGGCTGATTATTACGAAATGAAAGCTGATGGAACTGTGGGAGCTGTAGATGGACAAAATGATGATATGTTAATATCAACTATGGGTGCATTATGGTTAGCTACAAGTTACATGGATGCATGTGTAGAAGTAGATGTTAATAATCATCATAGGTACATTAATAGAAGATCATCGTTTGTAGAAATTTAGAATTATGGCATATAGAGTAAATTGGTTTTATAACGCAAAAAAGAAAAACAAGTACAACGCAAAAAGAACAGAGTGGAACGGACATAAGTACGATTCTAAAAAAGAGGCTGAATACGCTATGTATTTAGAAGACAAAAAAAGAGCTGGTGAGATAAAAGATTGGGAACCTCATCCAAATCTTAAAATTCATGCACCGACAGGTGAATGGTTATTTAATTATAGGATTGACTTTCTTGTAAAACATCATGATGGTGAAGATGAGTACATAGAAGTAAAATCAGCTATAACAGCAAAACAATATGCATTTACCTTGAAATGGAGGGTTACAAATGCAATGCTTAAATATAATTATCCAGATGCTAGATTAACTCTAGTAAAATGAAAAAATCTTACTATAAGTATTTAAAATCTCATGAGTGTGCTACTATTAAAATTCACAGAGAGGGTGATAAATTATATCTTAAAAATAAATGGACAGGGGTAAAACACATATGGTATAATGATCAAGAAGTAATTAACTTATCTAGATTAGATCTTATATCTTTTAAGAAGTTTGAGGAGTCAGTCTAATATATATTCGTAAGAAAAATTTTCGTTACAAGTATAATTTATATCATAGTCTGGTAATTGTATATCAGTTTTGTTCATCCAAAACCTTACAAATAATCTATTAATTGGTCTAATTTCTTCTCGCATTTTCTTTGTAATTTAATTACATGTGGATTGTCAAAATCTTTTATGTTCTCCATAACATCCATTATTGTTTGTATTTTTTCAGAAATACATATTTGCTCAAATCTTTCAAATTGTTTGTTATTAATTAAGTTTTGTAAATCGTTTTCTAACTGATCTCTTTGTTCTTTATTCAATTTAGCCATAATCACCACTTAACTTTATCTGCCCAATAAGCTGCACTCATCTTTCCTTTTGCAATATTTTTTGCATGACGAGCTTTAAAAGATTTTCTTCTCGCTTTATCTTTTGCACTTTGTGGGTTTTTACCAGCACCACTAACGCCCTGTTGTCCAAATCTAATAAGTTTAGTTTTGTTCCCTACTTTTGCTACGACAACATGAGATTTTTTTGGATGATTAGGAGTTCTTTTAGGTATATTATAACCACTTACACCAGCTCTAGATAATTTAGGATCTTTTTTTCTTCTTTTCATAAACTATTTTAAATTTAAAAAAGTTCTAAAACATAATGTGCTATAAATACACCAATTCCTGCCAAAATATATGCAAGCATTATAAAACAGACTGTTTTTTCATCTAATGTCATGTTATTAAAATAATTATAAATTTTATTAAATTTACCAATCATTATCATCTATGTGTTTGTGTATCATAAAAAAAAATGCAAACATTAAAACAATACAAAAAATTATAAAAAAAACAGATTCTTGAATCATGCTCTTCTTACTTTTCTTGCTACTGATTTACTATACTTAGCTCTTTGTTTTCCAGCTTTACTAGCTGCTCTTTTTCTTCTATTGGTAGCCGCTTTTTGAGCTGGAGTCATATTTTTTCTAACTTTTTCAGGTAAATACCTTCCTCTTTTTGCTCTTGGTTTTTTCTCGTCTCCTTTTGAAACATACCCCCATTTTTGTTTAGACCATTTACTAAGTCTATTACTTGATGATTTTTTACCTTTATAACCACCGCCAGCTTTTTTATATCTAGCTGTTGCTAGCTGAGCTTTTCTTGCTGACCATTGACCTGGTCTACCTCCTTTTGATCCAGCTTTTACACTAGCTACAATTCTTTTCCAAAGTTTTGGTTTTGTTTTGGTCGCTGATTTACTCATTTTTCCAAATTATGTAATTACTATTTTGCCAAAACTCATTTGTATTTTTGACATCTACTACTACCGATTGTTTATCAACAACAAATCCAACTTCTTCAATAGAATTTTGTATTGCAAAAAAATCTACATAATGATTTTTTTTAAATTCTATATTAAAAGTTACATCCTCTATATCTACATTAACTTTATCTACAAAGTATACTTTTTCTATGTTCTTTTGTGCATTTAAAGAACATATGCTACAAGCCAACCCCGTTATTTTGATAGTCACGTTATTTAAAGACAAAAATAATGCTAATATGTATGTTATCATCTCTTATAAACCTTGTCTTCTAGTTCTTTTATTGATTCTTTATTGTCTAATATATCTTCCTTTAATACTTCAGTTGACTTTTCTATTTGTATGATGGTTGATCTTACAAGCTCATCTTTTAACTGAAACTCCATTTTTTGTACAAATTCTTCACTACTGAAATTATCTATTTTATTATTTAATTCTTGAATTTCTCCTTGAAGAGTAAACCACATACTAGCTAATGATATTACGCCACCAACTAATAATCCAATTGTTTTAAGATCTAATTTTACTTCTGTGTCTTCGCTAATTTTTGCCATTACTTACTAAATTGATTTATGTATTGTTGTATATCATCTTTTGTTATTGGTAATTTAAAATCCAATCCAGCTTGATAAGTTTTTACTCTTTTATCACCTACCCAAATTAATATAACAGGAACAGATTTGATTTGACTTTTAAGATTATCTCCTTGCTCTTCTAACCAACCATACTCATATTTACAACCCTTTAAATTATCTAAGTACAGTGAGTTCTTTTGATTCCACTTTGCATTAATTTGAACAACTCTTATCTTTTCACTAGTGGTCGCATATCTTTGACTATGACTCTCATAACTAAAAAATAAAAATAAAAATAAAATTAATCCTCTCATCTTTTATATACTTTATTCTCTAAATTATTTACTTTATCTTCTAGCTTTTCTATCTCTTTTTCAAGATATGTTACTTTTTGTTTAAGCAATAAACCATCAGAGGTTTCCTTGACTTCGTATTTAGGTAATTCTTTAGCCAGCTCTATTTCTTGTTTAAGGTTTTGATAACCCATAGAACCACTTATTATAAATCCTACAACTATAGCTATGCTTTTGACATCAATCTTAAAGTCTGGTTTTTTATCACCATCAATATCTATACCTATAGTTTTATCTCCTAATTTTTCTATCTCCTTCATAATTAATTACAAACTTCGCATGATAAAATGTCTTCACATCTATCATCTCCAAAACTTTCATTTTTACACACAAGTTGGACTGTCAATTCACAATCACATATTTCTAATTGATCATCGCAAGTACACCTAATAAGTCTCATTAATAACTATATCTACTGTTATTCTTTTTTTTCTTTTTTATGGTAGATTTCTTTTTTTTAGGTCTACCAACCTTTTTTCCGTATGTTCCTTTACCTCTTGGCATAACTACAAATTTTAAATGTTAAACAAATAATATTATTTTCCTACCTTTTTCATGGCAATCTTATGAGATTTACCAAAAGTAGATCCTTTCATCATAGCGTTAACCATACTTTTAATATGCTTAACTGTATGATGTTTTGAGTGTCTTTTTAAAGCTCCTTGTTGTCTTTTATTTAAAGAGCTAACATTTACACCTTTTACTTTTACTTTTTTACTTTTTTTCATCACTTTTAAATTTTTCTACACCAGAAATCCCTAAAGATCCTAATGTTACCCAAACAAAACTATTGTAAACTACTTCATTAATAACTAAATCTTTACCAAAAAATCCAGTAGCTAAATCAAAAATAGCAAACATAACCATGATTGCAAATGAGCAAAATCCTATAATAGATTTTTCATTATAATCATTTTTATCTTTAAATATACTCCACATACCATTATAATTTATTAGCGTCCTTGACCACGATATTTTTTCTTGTAAAAACGAGATGTTTTATGATTGCTCGTTTTACTTTTTGCGTGTATACCTGGTCTACGAACCCTTTTTTTCTCCCTATAAATAGCAACTGCACGCCTTGCCATTTATGCGCTTTTTTTAATTTTTTCTATAGATCTTCCAACAAAGTAAGATCCATATACAGATAGCAACAATGTTTGATATATTGGTTTATATCCATCAGATATAGAAAAATCACCAATATTACCATCAAAAAAACTCATAATAACAAAGACAAACGTGAGAAATATTAAAGTTAGGGGTCTGATATTTGCGGCTAACCATCCAGCTTTAGCATCTGCTACCCATCTCTCCGTTACCTCTGCCTGTGCCTTTTGTTCGGCATCTATGAGAATTTGTTTCATGGACTTCTCAAAATCCATTTTTTCTTCTTTCGTGGTAATAAATTTGTCAGCTACATTAGATATTTTTTCCAATACGCTACCTCCAGCATTACCTAATATCTTTGCTAATAATTTACTCATTTTTTTTAATATTTCTTCTTTTTGTAAGAAATATTCATCTTTTTAGGATTTTTATTTTTCATTTGTCTAAGAAGTTTTAAATCCTCAGCATCAATCTTTCCATTTTTATTTAAATCCATCATTTTTTGATTACCAAATAACATATCAATCACATTTATCGTTATAAAAAATTTTTTTTATTTAATATCTTTTCTCATCTTTCATTGCCTATTCCCTCCCATCGCTTGCTCTAGCATCTGCATAGCTTCTGGAGAAGGCGGTTGGCCCCCCTGCATAGTCTGTTGCAGAGTATCTTGTTTCTGTTTTATTTGTTCTAATAACTTATCAGCGAAAGGCATACTAGTATTTTCTAAGAACATATTGATGTCTATTAGTCCTCCTTGTAAGAACTGGAATAAGTAGTCATCAATCATCTGTCTAAATACTGGAGCGTTAGCTGACTTTGCAATTACTATATCAAATTTACAATCTTGCACCTGTGTTGGGTCGTACATGTATGCTTCTTCATCATAGTCTTTACCGCTAACATTAACAAATCTAGGTGCATCATAAAATTGTTTTATGTTTTGCACCATTTTAAAATCTCTTTTTCTTCTTACACCAAAGAAAAACTCAAAAAAGTCTCGGCTTGATATAGTGGCGTTTGTGGTCATTTGTTGATATAATGATGCTGGAGTACCTGAGCCTGGAGTTTGTCCTTGTATCGCTTCGGTAACGCCTGATATCTCTTTAATTAATTGCATCTGTAAACCAAGTAATTGAGTGCCAGTAGTTGTTGATGAATTAGCTACTACTTGTTGGGGCATAACACCACTTTTGCCTTTATACACAATAATCCCATTAGCCTTAACCCACTGGTCCGCAAAGTCTTGTGGTGTTAATCCATCTGGTATACTTTCTTCTGGAATCATAAGCACACCTTTAGCAGACGCTCCCAACATAAAGTCCATCAACGATATAACTCTGTTTATATGTCTTTGCTGATCAATAATATCTTCAACAAATCCAAAAACTTCACTGTCAACCATTGGATATAAACCTAGTGTATATGGGAACTGCTGATGTTCAAATGGTGTGTTACCACTAGCTAATAAATCGCCATATGGTGATATAAAATAATATTTCCAAACTTCTTCTTTTCTTACCTCATATTCTATAAGAGGAACTAATTCTAGAGCTACACCTTGAGATTGTGCAAGTTCTATTCTTTTTACATTTTCTTCTTCAATAACTGATATAGCGACATCCACAATATCAATAGGGTGTTGGTAGTATTCACCAGAAAGTAAGTCATGACACATAACTCTATCTTCCATCTCCGTTCTCCACACTTCAAACAGCCTCACCTGATCCAACGTCTCTGAAACATAGAATGATGTATTATCAACATTATCGCTATCAAAATCGCCTGTATAATCGGCTCTGTTATAGTCATCGTTGGCATAGATCATCTTTATCTTCTCCTCATCCCCAGGGTTCTTAGCAAATGCCTTGATTACTTGCTCCAACGTGGTGTCTATTATTTCTCCTATAAACCGCACATCTCTCAATCTGACATCGCTTACATCAGTATTAAAAAAAAGCCTAGATGGGTTGACTAACTCCACACTTACATCCTCCATATCCTTCTCTATGAAGTAATCAAATCCAGTCTTCCACACGACAGATCCGCTAATTAGGAATTCCTCAAAAGCTCTAGCGTCTAACTCTGTCAGTTCGTTTGTATCATAGCAATACTGGAGTGCATTAGTCATCATCTCTGTCTTCTTAGCATCCTCTCTCTTTCTTGCTCTGACCATAGGTTTATAATCGTTCATACGATATTGACCTATCAAATTCTTTACTAGTTGTCTAATCTGATTGTTGACAAGTGGCTGTCTACCAGATCTTAATATTAACTCTTCTTCTGATACAGAAGATCCTTCATTATCTGGATCATCTACTAAGTCTGAATATTGTCTACCTCTGTAGTATTCTCTATTTCTTTCTCTCCTATTTCTAAAATCTTGTAAGTTGGACCAATACGTTTCAGCATCTTCCAATATAACTTTCATGTCTTCAGTTACTTCTGTATCATCTAAGACATTCATCATCCCTGCATCCTCAAACATTTTGAGGGTTTCAAGATTTATTTCCGTATAATCGTTTTTTTCTTCAGCCATAAAAAAATAAGCCTATGACTATCTATGCCATAGGCTTGTTATATAAAATATTTTTATTAAGAATTTACTCTTCACCTAAGAGGTTTTGTAAAATTTCTCCAGACGGTAAAGATTGATATTTTCCCTTAGTAACAAATTTATTGAATTTTTTCATTTGTTTTAAGATATCAGCCTCTTTTTTCTGTGCTAATTCATAATTATCATTATCTATAGCCTTATTTCTATCGTCTCTTAATTTTTTAACTCTTTCAACTATACCACTAGTTCTTTTTTCAAGTCTTATTAATTCTTTTAAAGTATAATTAAAAGCATCTGGTTTTTTCTCATTCATTTTTTCATTATACTCTTTTCTAGACATTTCTCTTTCTTTGATGTCTTTTCTAAAACTTCTTTCTCTATCTTGAGCTTGTTTCATAAAGTTTAACATATCATAATAAACACCATATTCATCATATTTTTCTGATTGTGTAGCAAATCTTCTAACAATAGGTATATCATTTACATCCTCTATTATAGGTCTACCAGATATTGTGTTGTTTATGATTTTTACAGATCTATTTACTGTAGCTCCAACACCACCTAAATATTGATTTACTAAGTATTCTATTTGTTGAGGCTTCGGACTAAAAAAACCTTTTTCAAATTTATCTCCACCACTAAGTTTATTGAAGGCTTTAGATATGAATACAGCGTAATCTGCACTATTAGAGTATGCACTTCTAAAGCCAGGTTTTTCATCTTTTGAGAATGGATTATCTTCTGGGTAAATTCTTGATCCCATAAAATTTTTATTTTGACTTAATTCTATAACTGGCTGTAAAGCTGTTGGAGCAATATAAGATAAAACAGATTCTCCAAATGTTCTGTTTTCTGAATTAACAGAACCTAGAGGTGAAAAAGACTCTGCAACATTATCTGCCATGCTTGCTGCTGAAGATGCAAAACTTTGGTATCCTAATCCATATCTTACTATAGGATCAGAAACACTATATATAGCATTAAAACCATAAGGTAAAGGAAAAGTTTTAAATTTAACATCACTAAGACCCAATAGCCACAAAGGATTTACAATTATTATATTTTTATTTCTTACATATTCTGGCAATTTATCATAAAAATATTTACCATCCTCATCTTCTCCTGCGATCAATCTCACTGCCATTTGATTAAAAAATCCTGCTGCTGCAATGGTAGCAAAAACACTTGCTGCTCTACCTGCTTTACCAGTGAAAAATGGTCTAGTAATTCTTTCAACACCTTGCACTCCTGCATTAAAGAACAAATAATTTTTAGCTATGTCATTTGTTAACATACCTTTTTTATTAAAGTTTACTGTTAGGTCTTTAGCATATTTACTCGCTGTATCTACTGACTCACCTTTATTAACTAAAACTTTAAAAGCAGAATATCTTACAGTATTTTCTAATATTAAATTAGTTTGATCTAAAAGATCAAGAATAGACTTACCAAAAGTATAACTACCATCTTGTAATTTTTTTACCGTCTGAAACTTTATTCCTTTGTCAGTAGGCTCTAATATTTTATCAAAATCATTTAAACTTTTTTTAAGTTCATCAACAGTTCTAGGTTGTGAATATCCAGTCCTAGTTCCGTTTTCTATAAATAATTTTAACATATCTCCTTCTTCGCCTTTTGGAAATTTTCTTTTGTTTCCTGCAAAAAATCCTTTTAAAGCTCCCATAGATTTAAAAGTTTCTTTTAAAACAGCGTTTCTTGTAGAGCTGTCAAAATCTACAGTAATATTTATTAATCCAGCAGTAATATCTCTAAAGAAGTTAATAGGTATAAATTCTGGAGAGTATTGCGTAAAGAAACTTCTCATAACACCATTAATTCTAGACAAAGAAAATGGTCCACCGAAATCACCAACACTACTTGCTAATTTTTGAAACTTACCTGCTTTGCTTTCTGGGTCTATGTATTTATTAATTCCTTGAGCTATTTTTATATTATCATCTCCAAAAAATTCAATAACTTTTCTCTGACCATTAACTTTCACACTAATAGTAGTAAGTCTAGGATCACCAGACATTTGAAACCTTTGTATTTGTTTTCCTAGCTTATAATCTTTTTCAGATATTGTTAATTTACCTTTATCTCCTTTGACATCATCCTCTATAATTTTTCCATCTACTTCTTTGTAATACAAGTTTTTAATCTCATAAGATTTAGAATCTGGGTTCTCTAAAAGTAAATTGTATAAAGCTAATTTATATTTATTTTTTTCTGCCTGTGTAATTACAGTTTGAGCTGATGCTAATAAATATGCGAGAGGACTATCTGCTTTAGAAACCCTACCTTTCATTTTTTTATTTAAATCTACAAATATTGAATTATCTGTTTCTGATTCTTCAAAACCTCTCAGTGGAACATAAAAATCAAACATTTGTTTTTTACCTCCTTTTTTCGTTGGAAACATAACATTATATCTCTCATTAGTAATTAGTCCACTATCATATGCTAACTGTACGTAAAATCTGTTTATGTCTTTTATAACATCTATCAGACTATTTACTTGTTTTTTAGATACTGTTTTTTCAAACTCGGTGACTATTTCAATAGCCTTTTCATTAGACATACCAGAAGGTTTTATTTTATTTCTCTCTAAGGCGTGTTTTGCATATACGTAATCGTTTATGTCTTGAAAAAAGATATTTTGATTATCATTCACAATATTACTTATTGCGTTTTTTAAAGGTGTTTCGTATTCAAATTCAAACTTTTCAAAAGAATTAAGTATTTTACCTTTGCTTAAATTTTCAAGAACATACGCATTATTATAATCTTTGATCTTTTTTCCTGTTCTTTCTTCTATTTCATTTTGTAGTCTTTTTAGAAATAATAAATCATCTTGAAGTAGCCATCTTTTTTCATCATAACTTTTTTTCACTCCTGTTGTCAGCTCTAAATCAAGTGATTGACTTATATTGCTTTCTTTAAGTGATAATCTTTTGAGTACAGGAGTTAACTCTAGATTGTAATAAGTTTCAAATCCTGTTGGTGTTTCAAATCTTTTTTTAGATATAGGAGCTTTAAAATCATGAGTGGTTTTAATTTGATTTAAAGATTTAATATCTGTAGATATTATATTATCCATGTTGTTTAATGTAGCATACTTTATCAGCTTTTTATGAGCTGTCACAACGTCAATATTTTTAGATACATCCTTTCCTGCGAGAAGTATTAAAGTTCTTTCAACTATGTCTCCTCTTATATAAAAATCAAGACTACTATCAATAAACGATTCATTTTCTTCGTTACGTTGTTTATTGTATTTTTTGGATAATACCAACAATTTGCTATTTGAGTTTGGTGTTAAATCTAATACGTCAATCTGTTGTTCAGATATAATATCCCAAATTTGAGATGGCAACAATTTTTTGTTTTTAATTTTATCGTTAATACCTAACCATTTACCTATCGGTATGTCATATCCTGTATACTGCACAAAATGTCTTACCAACTCTCCATATCCTATTTTTTTATTCTCTGGTAAGAGATATAAACTATTTAACATTTTGTTGATAAGATTATCTCTTTTGTTTTCATTATATGGATAATCCATATGTATAGATTTTTTTATAGGTGTATTGTTGATTGGTATGTCTGTTTGAAGTGCTGATTGTATCTGCTCTGGAAAAAATGCTACTACAGTAAATTTTCTTCTATCACCTATATTTTCATCAAGTATGTAACCATCGTATTTATAAATATCTTTAATTGCTTTTAACATAACTGGAGCTAACTGTCCACCTTCGTAAAAGTCATTCATAATAAGATCTTGAGTGCGTCTTGTTTGTATCATATTAGCACCATTGTCTGAGAAATCCGAATATGAATCTGCTACTTGATCAGCCATGTAATCTAAACCATCTTTTTGTTTTATTAGTTCACCAAATTCTGGAAACCAATCCACAAAAGGATTTACATATTCATCTTTAGATTGAGCTAAAGGTGAGGCTAATATTAATTTTTTTACTTGTTCTTTTGTGGTTGCAAAAATATTAGGCATAGGATTTTTGATAGATATATATACAGGAACAATCCCTGGTGAAAACTTAGTCCCTGCAATTCTTCTTTTTATTCTATCTGTCAAAGCACCATCTAATTTATAAGTTTCTGCATATGCACCTGCCTCCATAGGCTCTGAACTAAAGTAAAATCCAGCACCTAACTGATCATTTCCTTGACCTATATACTTACTATTGAACCATATCTGGTTAATATTATCTGTAGCTGGTGATCCATGGAACATTACTTTAGGTGATCCATCGCTATTGATTACAGTTGATCCCTCAAAGAATTTTTTAAATTGTTCTGAGTTTACGTAGTCTCTAGATTGTTTAAATACCTTTTCAGCTTCTGCATTTTCTTGCCCTTCTAATACATCTACATCTAAATTAGCTAGGTCTTGATCTATAGCCTTTTGTTCTACTTGAGTATTGTCTCCGTTAAGTACATTCTCTAGCCATACAGGATTATTGAAGTCTCCACCTATTTCTTTGAGTTTTTTAAATACTTCTTTTTTGTCTTTGATGTTACCTAGTTTATAGTCCTCCCATATTCTAGTAACTTGCAGTACACTGTTTTTATTTCTTTTAAATGTGTCGCTATAAAAACCTCGTATACCTTCCCAGACTATACTTTGTAATTCTCTTGGTAATATTTTTAGGTCAGTAGCTACCTCTCTATATGCATCAGCTATTAACCCATAGCTACCCTTAACACCAGTGACTAAAGATGATGGTGAGCCTCCTAAACCAAGTAAAGTAATTGGACTACTTCCACTAAGTGGTAATAGATATGCAGATGCAATAGCATGTGTGTCTATGGTAACTGAATTTACATCTTTAGGGTCAGATATGTTATTATAAAAACTTCTAACTTTATGTTGATCACCTAGCTGATCAGATATATTTTCTTTTGATCCGTTTTGTATAATACTTACAGCTTTAGCTATTTCTCCTGTTGATCCCCAAGCTATTTTAGAATCTAATCCTAATTTTGTTTTTACTTTACCAATTACATCTCCTGTAGGCGAATAATTATAATAACTTCTATCGCCTAAATACTCCCAATCAAAAGCTCTGATAAAAAGTCCTACATCTGTACCATCAAGTTGTTGTATCTTTTTTCCTACTAAACTGTTTACTTTCTTTTTTCTTTCTGTAGTTTTTAAATTTTTTAAAAATATTTTATTGCCTTTTGCATCTACAGAATTTAAAATGTAATTAGCCATGTTTTGATCAAAAGCATATCCTTTGTTACCTATTGCTATTTTTAAAACTCTTTCTGCTAAACCTATATTTCTAAACCAATCTTTTTGTGGTGACATAACCGCAATAATACCAGACGCTTGATCTCTTGTAATACCATATTCATCAGAGAATTTTTTAGCTATAGTAGAATGTGAAGAATCATACCATAGTTTGGAAATGTTTCTTATATCTGGATCAATACTATTGTATATAAATAAAAGATTTGACTTTATATCTAATTTGATTTCATCAAATACTTGTTTAGCTTCATTAATATCTGTAATGTTTTCAGAATACGATCCTTTGACTTGATTGTAGTCCTTAATTATATTCGCAAGTTTTAAATATTGTTCATCTGCTTTATTGTTTTTGCCAAGTAAGTTTTCTATTAATTTCATAGAAACCACATCTTTACCTTTTGAGGTGTTTACTGTTTTGCCTTTCTTGTAATCTTTTTCAAGTATATCTATAGAATCATTTATAATCTCTACTTGACTAGCTAGCTGACTTCTTCTAAAATCTCTATTTTGTTTAATTTTTTGTAATACTCTAGATGAAGATGCCTTTTTTGTATCCTTACCTCCAGCTACATTATAATTATTGGCTGTAGCTTGTTTTACGGCATTTTTATTAACGTACTGATCCCCTACCTTTAAATATTGTTTTGATGCCTGTATGATCTCCTTAACCTCCTTATCTAGCAAGTTTGGTTTTTTTCCTGTAAGTTTTTGTATTGAGGTGTTAAAAAGTTTTACTAAACGATTTGTAGTAGCCCTAACTTCAACTTTTTCTGCCTCATTTGCTATGTATTCTTCAGCTATATCTCTTTTGTCTTGAAGAGTCAAAGAAAATCCATTTGGTTTAACCTCATTGAGATAATTCTTTTTAGGATCAAAAATTAATGAGTTGTCCAAAGAATGATGATGATAACTAAATACTATTTGTTGGAGTGTAATGTTTTTTGGATCAAGTTTTGCAAATACACTATCTAAATTTTGATTCAATTCTTTGTCAGAAAAAATACCTTTGAGTCCTTGATGTCCTATTGTCTCGTGATAGAATTTTTTTTGTACCTTTCCTGCGTCAGTAAACATGTCAGCGAAGAACACGATCTGATCATTATCATGGTCGTAGAAAGCATTTGTGAATTTGTCTACGTTAGCCTGTCCATTATCTAATCTGTAATCGTCTAATGACTGATATACGATGGTATTAGGTGAGTTTTTCCATGATCCTTTGATCCTATTGATTATTGTCTCTACTTTTTTTACTTGATTCTTGTTTAAAGGTGAAACTACCCTTGTAAAGTACATACCTTTGTCTCTTTTTTCGTCTACTTGTGGTAATTGTTGGAAAAATTCTCTTGAAAATTTAATTTTTATTTGAGGATCAACCTTTTTAATTACAACTTTAGGTTTTTGAGACACTTTTTTCTTAGTTTTTGTCTCACTTGTGGTCTTTTTAGTTTCTTTCTTTGTTACTTTTTTAGTTTTAACTGTCTCACGTGGCTTACTAACTGTAATTTCTTTGTCAAATAAAGCATAACTTATAACATTAGGTCTTTCAGAAAAAATTGCTCCTTCAAATCCTGCATTTTCCATTTGTGCCATGTAATTACCACCAGTTGCCCAATCATTCAATCCTTCTCTACTAGATTCTCTCATGCTTTTTATAGCATTATCATAGTCTCTTAAAGCAGATTCTTTAGAATCATATTCAACCTCTAGTTGTTCATTGTTTTTTATAAACCCTTCTTTTAATTTTTCTACGTGTTTTGGGTTTCTTAAATCAAAAAGTTTTGATATTTTGTTTTTAGTCAATGTTAATTCTGTTATTGTACCATCATCCGATGTACCCATATAAATACTAGCATATTCTTTTTGTGGCGTAACAAAAATTGCTTCTTCACTACCTCTTTTTATTGTATTTCCTGTAATCTTAGTAGGTGATCCATGATAAACCTTTTCTCCTTTGACTTTAGGAGCTTTTTCTTTCTTTTGTCTTGCTTGTATGGTCTTTTCTACTAGCCTATCATACTCAGCCTTAAATATATCTGCCTGCTCCTTGCCTTGATTAGTTTCTATAGCTTTCAGAACATCATCTGCGGCTGGACTAAAGACTTTTTCTTTTGCCTGTATCTCTTTTGCTTTAGCTTTTATTTTCTTTATCTGATTATCATTAATCTTAGGCTTAGCAACAATGATAAAATTGTTTTTAGCCAGAGGATCATTCTTATCAGTTCTGTCCTCAATTTCAAAGGTTTGATTACCATACTCTTCATTAAGTAAATCAGCATACTTTTGAGCTGTCTTTTGTGTTTTGTATACCTCTGATAATTCTCTTGATCCTGTGTCTTTATTTAGTGATTTAACTTTGAATGTTTTCTTACCTACTTCAAATTTTTCAGCTACAGCATCTTTTGGTTTAATTTCTGGAATAATGTTTCCATCCTCATTAAATTGAATTTGATCTAAAGAAATAGTTGCACCAGTGGTTTCTGTGTTTTCTTGCATTGATCCATCCGTATCAGTATTCAATTCTGTATACTGAGCTATATCTAACGTCTCTACATCACCATCTTTGTCTTGTATTCTTACCTCATTAGCAGATGAACCTACTACCTTCCATTCTTTATTATCTATATTAAACTTTTGTCCTATAACGGGTCTTGAAGAAGATTCTACTATCTCTATATTTTTTTTCTTTTGTTGTTCTATTAGACTTGTAGCTTCATCAACATTCACGGATTTTATTTCATTGTTCTCTATCTGATCTGTTCTAAATACTTCTACATTAGCAGTTCCTCCTTCAGAATATTCACTTAGCTTAAAACCAAACAATATGTTACTATCTGCATCTCCTCTTCCTGTTATTACTATATCATCCCCATTTATGTTTGCTATGTTTATTACAGGATTTGTTTCTTCACCTTTTTTCTGTTGCGAGTTTACAAATTTTCCTAAGTCTATAAGTTTTTCTTTTTGCTGTTCTAACTCAAAGTTGTTATTGTAGATAAAGGCTTCATCTTGTAGGTTTATATCATCTTGTTTACTTTTCAATATAGCATTAAACTGATCGTTAGATAGATTTACTATCTGACCTTTTATCTCTGTATCTTTGACTTTTGGTGTAACGTCTCCATAAGCATCCATCAAAGTAAATTCTTTAGACCCATCGTCTTTTTCTTTAATATTTACTATTTCTTGAAATTTATCATCATGCTCAGTAAAAAATAAGTTTTGTTGATTCTCTCTTCTTTGCTTATTCATGTTATTTTGAGCTCCATATGATACACGCCCTAAGCCTGTACCCATAAGTAATCCTCCTAAAAATGCTTTACCAGATTCTTGTGCTATGTTGTCAAATGCAGTCTTGTCTTCAGTAATTAAATAATCACCAAATGATTGACCTACTTCAGTAACAACTTCTCCAGCTCCTTCTAATGATCCAAGACCTAAAAGTTTAGTAGCTAATTTTTTATTAGCATTATTTTTTTTAGCAAAGTTTATAAATGATTTATTTGCACTTTCTATAAATTCATCAGATAATTCTGGATGAAACGATCTTTTCATTATCTTATCTCCAGCACCTCGTACTGCTAGATTTCTAAATGTTTTAGGTACAAACTTAACAAAAGGAATTGTCTCACCAATAAATTCAAAAGCACCATATGTAGCTCCAATAATTTTTCTTTCATTGACAGATGATTGACCGTATCTTAAATTTATATCAGCTTTTGTATTAAATGGGTCTTCACCTTTAGATAATTTATATGTATCATATTCTTTCATTCCTTGACCAAATGAAGAAACTGCTAATCCTCCAAAACCTAGACTAGCTACTGCACCTCCTATGTATGGATTTTTAGTAACAAATGCCGTTCCTACTCCTGCTAATGATGTTAAAGCAGAAGGTACTAATTGTCCAAGAAACTGTCCTAAACCTTTTACTGATAAAAAATCTTCTGCTGGTGGTGGAGCATCTTGTAAGGATTTTTCAAACTCTTTTAATAGTTCTAATTTATCAAATGAACTTAAATCACCATCTAGAGTTTGAAGGTAATTCCATCCTCCTTCTATACCTTTATAACCCTGCTCTACTCCTTCTAAAAAATATTTAGTTGGATACCATGTAGACTCACCAGATTTATAACTAGGCAAATTCATATCTACCCTATCTATAGGTCTTGAAAAATCAAAATTTAAATTAGTTGTATCTGGTAGATCAGATGTTTGTTCTGATAAAGAAGGCTGATCTGTAACATTAAATCCTAGATCAATAGAGAATTTATTTTTTTTACCATTAGCCATTTAGTTACTGATTTAATGATTGTATCTGTCTTATGTTTTTATTAAGATTAAAAAGCAATTCCTGTCTCTTCGTCTCTAATTCATCATCACTAAATCCAAACTTTTCTTGTATCTTAAACAAATTTTGTGGGTTTTCTAAATACGTTATAGCATTCTGAAGATTTGTAACATTAAGAGTTCCACCAGCTCCCATTCCTTTTCCAAATAGACTTTCTGTAAAATCAGCATCTAATTTGCCATATATATTATTTAATTCATCACTTACAGATTTTTGCAATGAATCTGATGGATTTGTTTGTTCTACAGATTCACTAGTTGTTACTTGATTAGTTACTTGATTATCTCCTCTTAGCCTTGTAAACAATATTTGTTCTAATTCAGCCAACTCATTGTATGAATCTATATACCTTTTTGCATCTCTACCTTCCTGTGTATCTGGGTTATTTCTAAATTCTGTTATAGCATTTCCATACGTTAATCCACTATATGTGTCTACTAATGCATCTCTACCTTCTTTAACAGCATCAAAACCAGTTTTAAGTTCTGATGTGTTGTTTCTTTTTATAATCTGTTCAATCTCTATTTGTTTCAAAAGTAAAGCATCTGCACTAGCTTTTCTTTCTTCATCTAAATTAATATAGAATTCATTATATTTTCTATCATTCTGTAGTTGCTGTTCTTTAAATTTTTCTAACTCTAGCCCTAATCTGTCAGCTAAATTTTTGTTTGATTGTCTTTTTAGATTTAAGTTTTCTTGTTCTAATGCAAACCTTCTATCTCTATCCTTTTGATTTATTTGAGTTGTTATATTAAATTGTCTTTGTTGTTCGTCTAGTCTTTCTTGATTAGCTCTTTGTGTAGCTTCAAACTTTTCTCTGTCAAAATCCATTTTAGCTTTATCTGATGCCTTTCTGGATTCGTCTTGTATCTTAGCTAAGGCTACTCTACTTTCTTTATCTCTATAGTCTGCAAGCTCTTTGTAGTAGTCATCATACACACCTTTGATCGCAGAAATACCTCTATCTTTTGGATTGGTTAATGCTGAAGTAGGCATGCCTCCTGTAGCTAACATAATTGACCCAGCTCCAACCTTAGCTATATCACCAAATGCATTGATTAAATCTTGAGTCTTAGCTCTTTTAAGTCTTTCTTGATCTATAGTAGGCTTATCACCTAATACTGCATCAAATGGGTCTGTTTGTTGCATCTGAGCTAACTGACCGAACATTGTAGCTTGATTGTTCATTTGTTGCTGTTCCATAGATATCGGTGATGGTGGTATCTTTGGTTGTGTTGCTAATGAAACAGGCTGTGGTGTAGCTTGATTTACTTGATTCGTTACAGGAACAGTAGCATCTCCTAAAGGTGATCCCATAGGTGGATCAGATTGTTCTTGCTGTATACTAATATCATTCTGTATTTCCTCTAAAGTTTTATTTTGAGCTGTACCAGAAAGTATTTTTGCTAACTGCTGATCTTTTGCGTTTTCTATATTCCCAAATAATGCCATTTACTTGATTCTTTCAAAGTTTACATCTATTGTGTCATAATTTACTTTATAATACCCATTACTATCTCTTCTAACACTATGTGACTCTAATTCTTGAGCCATTACCCCTCTATATAAACCATGTCCAAATTTATCTTTATCAATATATTCAAAAGTATATATGTTATGTCCTTGAGCAGATTTTCCTACTCTTGATATATTTTTCTTTAATCTAATGTCAGAATAACCAGGGAATGTAGTAGTCGTTCCACCACCACCTTGGCTAAGTGCTAATTGAGTAATATCTACTACTGCATCTACACCTTCTCCAATAAGTTCTGATCTAGCTCTGTCTTGATCTGCTAAAGCTAAACGAGCTTGATTTGCCGTCTGTTGTGCCATTCCTAGTCCTAATCTAAATCCAGATTCTTGTACTCCAATCAAGTTATTAAGTATGTTTCCGTAGCCTCTCAATGCGTTTTGTCTTGATGATTCACCTAAACTAAAGAGTGATTGTAGTCTTTTTTGTTCTGAGTCTGCTATTTGTTGAGTACCACTCAAGTAAGCCTCATCTGAAAGACCTAATAAATCTGATTGTTCTGCTAATCTTTCTTGAGCTTGCTCTGATTGACCTTCTATAATATCTACTAATCCTTGACCCTGTACTGTTTGAGAAAAAGGTGTCATTGCCTGCTGTCTAAATAATTGACCTAGCGTTTCTAATTCTGATAATGGTTGACCTACTGCTGATAAAAACTGACTCTGTGTTCCTCGTGCTGTGTTTAACATGTCCTGCTGTATTGTAGCACTTAATTCATTTAATTTTTTTTGTCTACGCTTTAATCCCATCTGAATTTTTTTACAAAAAAAAAGCTATAAGACATAGCCCTATAGCTTCCAAACCACTTATTAACTTTTAACTATTTTTTGATAGTTTTTTGTCATAATCTAGGTTTCTCCTAGATCATTACAAATATATATTTTTTTTAATTATAAAAAACCTTATTTAATGAATAATTAAGCAATAAATTTTCATAAATCTCTACTTTATTCTTTGTAAATCTTTGTACCGATTTGCATAATTGAGTATTTATGTATAAATTACATTTAATTAATTTTTAACTTAACAATTTTACAATGAACAATTCAACTAATAAATTAGATCACAAAGCCTACACAGATGGTATGGCTGATATTATCGCTTATTCTGTACATAGATTTAGCGAAACTGAAATAAAGCAAGCATTTAAATTTGATGAGGGTACTGCTAAGTATTTAATTAAGAAACTTAGGAGTATAATGTCAATGGAAAAAGTAGACAACGCAGGAGATGTGTTTATACCTTGGTATTTAAATCTTGATGAGTTTAACAGAAAAACTTTTTTAGATTATATGTATGGACTTGTTGTTAAGACTTGGAAAACCAAAGACGAACAGAAAGAAGATATGTTGAGCATGAGATATCCTATGGTTAATGTTGATCCTTCATGGACTACTAATAGAATTTTTGATAATGAGAAAGATGCGTGTGAGTTTAGAGATGTTGTTAAGGCATATAGTAAAGGGGATGAGGTTAAGAGAAAAATGATAATAGATATAGCCTATAACAAATCAGACAAAAACTTTTACGTCTACTATTAAGCTAGAATGGTTGCAAGGGAGGATCGTTTCCTCCCCTAGCTTCGCAATTTTGCACAACTTAATTTATAACTATGAATAATAATAAAAAATGTGTCTTTACTCCACATAGAAATAAGAGTAAAAATAATCGCCTTGAATATAGCGTACACAGGGACGGTAAATGGGATTTGCATAATTGGTGTAAATCTAAAGATAGAGATTACGTAATCTCTGAAATGTTGAAAGAAGGATATGTCGTAGAGATACATCCTTATGTTAGAGAGGAAAAGAAGTTTAAACTTAAAAGAGTTTTAGGTGAAAACGTAGAAGTTGGTACTAAAATAATTGACAAACGTCAAGGCTACCTTTATGAAGTTATGTGGCACGACAAAGATGCTCGTGATAATTTAGTTCAAGTTGGCGTGAAAATAATTAATACTAAAAACAAGTCAATTATACCATTAGATGGTGAGTTATTAGAGAATAGTATATATGATAAAGATGCTGTTGGTGATGAGGCTTTAAGGTTTATGATTAGAGAGGAGGCTATCAATGGGTAACATAAAACAATTTATCAAAGATGACGGAGGTAGATACAGATATTTTCCTCTGACAACAAAGAAACACAAAGTAGGTGATTGTGTTATTAGAGCGATAAGTATCGCTAGTGGTCTAGACTACAAGAAGGTTATGAAAGACCTTTTTGAGAGAGCTTTAGATCAAGGTGATTTCCCAAATGAAGAAAGGGTATATGAACCTTATTTAAAGGAGCTAGGATTTGTAAAACAAAAACCTCAATATCATATACAACATGATGAGGCTGAGGATGAAAATGGAATATTAATTCATGATCATAATGATATGCCTTTACTGAGAGAAGTTAAAAGAAAGAAAAGACTGCAATATGTTGATGTGGATCACAACAAGTCTTATATATTCTTAACAAGAAATCATTTAACTGCTGTTATCAATGGTGAACATAGAGATATATGGGATTGTGGCAGATGGTGTGCTAACTCATACTTTGTCAAATAAAAAGGTAGTATGGAACTTGGAGGGGATCGTTACCCCTCCTACCTTCAATGCAATTTTGCAGATTTTTTTAACTTAATAAAATGAACAAACAATTTGAAACAATAGAAGAGATGCTAGACATGAAGAACATGTTCGTCTCTCCTAGAGAAATTAAATTATATGAAACTGACTACGTTTTGGTAGACAAAGATTATAATCCTGTAGATGGTTTAGATATTTGTCTTGCTGAAGAGTCAGTCTATGATGAATTTACTCAAGGTACATATACTGAAGAGGAAATAGAAAACAAAATGAAAACACTTAAAAAAGAAGGAGAAGTGTTGATTGATGTTGACGATACTCTGTGTAATTGGAAGTGGGTTAGTATGACTCGCCTGCCTAATAAAATACAGAAGATGTATTTAGATTTTTACAGGAAGGGGGGTAATGATGAGTAAGTTTAAAATTGAAGAAGGTCGTTACTTTAGCACTAATGATTTTGTCTGTAGTAATGATTTAGAAAAACTTGCTGATCAATTATTTGGTAAAGGCTGGGAGGCTGGTGACGATGTTGATCAAATGCAAGAGCTGTGTGACTCTGTTAGCAAAAATAAATATAGAGTTAAATACATAGAGGGTTTACGTTCTGATTGCGATTTAGAGGTAGAGGAGGTTGAACCTCAATATATTGATAATAGTACATGGATGCGAGTTATTTCTGATTTAGCTACTGATGTAGTGGAGGCTAGATATGGTGAGTATACTTATGAAACTGTTGATGGTGAGTCAAGGTTTACGGAAGAGGCTCAAGATGATTACAATGATCTCTATGATAGATACGAGTCTGTGTTTAGAGTTTCTTTTAAGATAGCTAGTGAGATTGAAGATCCTGCTACTAAATATTTTTCTGAAAGAAAGGAGGTTAGCAATGAATGTTGATCAAGCAAAGAAGGTTTTAAAAGATCATGGCTATTACGTGGATAGATTATTTCACGAAGATGATGTTAAAGACCTAGGCTTTAAGTTTAGTGGTTATAAATCTTACAATGTACTAGATAAAGTTTTTAATAACTCTGGTGTTGATGAGATTGTATGGGATACTATTAGAATCGTAGCTAGAGAGGAGGGTTCTGATGAGTAAGATAAATTTAAACACTATCACCTTTGAGGCTTTCAGTAAATTACTTTTGTTAGATAAGTCTTTTGTTGGAACGCCCAACTATATGGGTATAGCTTACTTTTGGAATTATGAATACAGACATTATCTAAGAGATATGTCGGAATACAGACGTAGGCTTGTACACAAAAAAGGATTACAAGAGAATGTTGACTTTCTTGAGGTAGGAAAAAGACAATGGGATATTATAAAATATCATTGGGAAAAAGATCAGAAAAGAAAGGAGGATAAAAGTGAGTAACGTATCTGTGTATAGAGTTGGTGAAGACTACTTGAATGAGAAAGTAGTCTTGACCTTCACTAAAAAAAGAAAGGATAAGAAAGGTGTGTCACATGAATTTAAATTTATTGTGACTGTTGATAAGGATGATAAGTCTTATCTAATATGTGAGGTAGATGGTAAAGAGTCTAATGGATCGTTATGCCTTAGTCATGACTGGTCTAAGGAAAGATTGCTAGAGAGCTTTAGGTCTTTGTTAGGACAAAGAGTAGAGGAAGAAATAGAAAGTCATATGCGTGGCTTTAATATGCCCTACCCTCACAAAAGAGTGTTTAAATATTTATGCCTACATTTCAGAACATATCATGAAGATGTAGAGATTGTTAAATCTGAAAAACATTTTAATGAGTTGTTTAAATATTACTACACAAATAAAAAACTTTATGAAGATGTTTTCATTGAAGAGGTTAAAGTTGATTAATTAAAAATTAATATCCATATTTGGATATTCATTTTATAGTTAGGTTAGTTAATTGGGGGAGATTTTGTCTCCCCTTTCTTTTTGTCTAAATTCTAGGGTCTTATACCATTGCCTGGTCTGAGATCATTCGTTAGAACGCATCTGTGCGATCCGTTTTTCGTTGAAAATAAAAAAACCCCTCCGAAGAGGGGCTAAAATAAACCAATGAAAAATATTATTTACTTTTTTTATCGTCTCCGTTAACTATAGAAATAAAAGTATTCATTTGTGTGAAATGATTATCGTGGGTTTTTTCTTCAACGCCATTCTCTCTGTTTATTTCATTTGAGGTAGATTGAAATACTGAATTCAAATAAGGCAAATGATTTGGCTCATCACATTTATCTACAATGTCATTCATTTTATCTATAGCTTTTTCTCGTACTTGTTTTAGTTTCATGATACTGCCTCCAACTATATGTTTAACAATAGCATTATTTTTTTCGCTATCCTCCTGCAAAGACTTATCCTTGACCCATCTGGATAGTGCATGATGCGACACGCCTAAATCTTTTGAGGCTTTGTATACTCCTTGCATATTAGCCAGAGCTACTGCATTTTTTTTATCCTCTAAACTGTACGATTTTCTACCCATATTTTAAAATGGTAAATCCTCCACCGTATCACCAGATACAGATTTGGTTACGCCTCCTTGTTTATCTATGTTCCAAGCCTGTAGTGTATTGAAGTAAGAAACCTCTTTAGTCTTAGGATTAGTCCATGCTCTACCTTTAAGGTTTACTGATACATCTACAATGTCACCTTTACCAATGTAGTCAAGATGTCCACACTTATCTTGTATTACTTCTAATTTTAAGACCTCTGGATACTCAGAGTTTTCTAAAGTTTTTACAACAAACTCTCTTTTACAAAACTTGTCTGTGACTTGCTTTGTAGGAAATACTTCTATCACCTCACCATTAATTTTTACGTTCATGATAATTATTTAATTTTTCAGTTAAAATTTTTTGTAAAGTTATTATATCATTTTTATACATGTACATAGCTTTTTTTTTCATTGTAACTACTGTGCTATGATCTCTATTACCTAGTCTCTTTCCTATGTCCTTCATACTCATGGGAGTATGCATGTGTAACAAGTAATACGCTAACGATCTAGCTGTAGCATAATTCTGTTTTTTACTTCTAGATTCTAACTCATTTACAGTTATGTCGTAGTAAGATGATACAATATCTTTAATTATATTTACTTTATTCATTGAATTCTTTTTTCATTTTCTCTCTAGCATACGTGTAAGTCTCTTCCAGAACATTTCCTTTGACAGCGTTTTGTAACTGAGCTAAGTAATTATGTATATCTGGAGGCTTACAATTAAATTTTTCAGACAAAAATTGTCCACTAAAATTATAGTCTCTATATAAAATACCAATAAATATAGTCTTTAATTTTGTATCAGAACCTTTTGGGTTGATTAGATCACTTTTAGTTTTTCTACATTCATCGCAGTAAAACTGAAACATCTCATCAAATAATTGATTTTGTTTTATTAAATTCATACTCTTTTACTTAGTGACAATCTTAATAGTTCAATCGTTGTTTTGTTTTTCTTATAAAAATGTTCTTCACTAGGAATCAGCTTTGTTCCTGCATAAATTTTAAAAGCTATACTTTTACACCTCTGATTTGTTGCATTATATTGAGCTTTATAATTATTATAGTCACTCTCATCTCTTCTTTTTTTAGGAGGATTATCTTTCTGCCATTCTTTGTAAGCATCATAATCAACCTTGTTTTCCTCATATTCTTTTCTGGAATCTATTATAGAATCTATTATGTAAGATCTTTCTGTCTCTTCATATTTGATTAAATAGTCTCTAATCTCTCCGTATTTAAGTCTCTCATAAAACTTTTGATACTTGAGCTTATCCAACAAATAAACTATTTCTTCTAATTTAAAATACCAAAATTCTTTCATAAGTTCATCTACAGCAGACTGCATCTGATTTTGATTTAATGTTTTATTTGCTTCCACATAATCTATAGTATCTTTTAAAACAGCTAGTAGAAAAATCCTGGTTTTAGCTTTTTCGTATCTAGCTACAGTAGATAGCTGAGTACCCTTGTCTATTAAATCTTCTTTGGTCATGTCTCTGACCATAGAAAATCCTTTTTCCAACTGATTGTCTTTAAGGTTTATTAACCCATTGCTCAACTTCTTTAATGTTGATGCCTGTTTTACTACTTGTTGCATAATTTTTATTATTGTTATTTAACGGAAATATACCAGACCATTGATTTGCAATAGACTGATTTAATATCTGTATTGCTACAGACTCATCATTCTCACTAATACTTATAAGATTTGATAGCTGTCTTTTCATTGATGCCTCAGACTTATATTTAAATTTGTGAGCATCCCACTTCATCTGGAGAAAAGTATTCCAAGTCTCCGAAAAAATTTTACTCGCAAAAGGTAATTCTACTTCTATTTGCTTTTTCTTTTTTCTATCTTCTATCTTCTTACTTCTATCTTCAATAGAAGAGCTTTTGATTGGGATATTTTTGGGTTTTGTTTGGGTTTTAGATTTAATTGGTCTACCACCCTTTAATCCGTTTATTCTTTGTTTTTCTCTAAATGAATCCATTTTTAATTTAGCTTGATATAATCTATTATTTCTAACAAATTCGCCAAGATCATCAAATTTTTCTTTTACCAATGGAGGTACATCATCCCACTCTCTTTGAATTACTAACCCAAGCCTTTCTTTTGGGATACTACCTTTTGACCATTGAAGTGAAAGTAATGTTATATATAAACCTCTTTCCTCCATGGTGAGATGTAGTGTTCCAGTCAAGAAATCTTGAGCATAAAATTGAAATGCTGGAGCTTTAGTCTCTGACATAATTTAATTCTTTTAAAACATTATTTTGTTTGTTTAACCTTGACCTTCTATTTTTTCCAGCTAGCGTTGGGTAATCTTCCTGTACTTTTCTGCTGGCTCTAGTAATGCTTTGAACATTACTTAGTTTATTATCTTTAAAAATAATACGCATCATATCTGAAACCACATCTTTATCGTAACCTCTAGCAACTAACTCATCTATCCAGATAGAACCTATCAAAAGACTATTTGAATCCCTACAGTTAGGGTAATCTTCTAACTTTCTTTTTACCCTGTTATATACATCATTAATTTTTACTCTTCGCATATTTTTTAAGCCTTCTATATCTAAACCTAACTCTTTCTTTCCATAAAGCCTCTTGAGTTTTCTTTATGTCTTTATCTACTCTGTCTAATAACTCTAGAGCATATTCTGTGTTATCTCTATCATTATATAATAATAGTGTACTCACAGCATCAATCACATATTTTTTTATATTCATCAGCTTATAATTAGATAAACAGAATCGCATTAGTTTTATCATCCCTATCATCATAATATTCTTTATGTAAATAGAAATGTCCATTCGGACAATAACCTAAAGGAGTATAATACTCATCACACCCCTTCGCTTGGCATTTATCTTTTTTGAACATTCTTAAACTTCTTAACACTTTCATTAATTGCTTGTTTATAAACCTCTGGTATATCATATTCTGATAACCGATCCTTTAAAATTTTTGTGTAACCATTATTAGATATGTAATCTATAATGTTTAAGTGAACCTCATCCGTATAATCTTTCAAAGGAGTTTGATCTACAGGAACGGATAACTCTTCAGAGTCAGAGTCTTTTACATCATCTAAAGAAAACAATCCACTCAAAGCATATTTTTTACTATAACTTTGAGCTGAACCAGACAACTGACTACTATCCATACCTTTTTTGTTTACAGGAATCTCAGCACACGCTGATACTTCGTAATGTTTTTCGGTGTCTATACACGTCACTCTGGCTGTTGATCTTACAAATACTCTAGAATTCATAACATCACCATGAGAAATGATTTTGTTGTCTGTTGTCAATAAAAGCCTATGTTTTATACAAACAGGCTTTGCACTCTCAAGTATGTCTTCGCATGATCTATAATGAAATTTAGCGAATCCATTCCATTGATTTTTAGGTACTTTAAGTACACTCTGCACTTGAAGTAACTTATCATATACATTTTTATTTACCATTTTATTATACATTAATTGTTAATTTCTTGCAAGTTTTTAATTCTTTCAAGAATTTCTTTTTCCTCCTCTAGTCTTTGAGAAACTATTTTACACAGATTTAATATTGCCTTTCTGTACTTAGATATTGACCCATCTCTTATTTTACCACTTAAAAGAGTAGCTTTAAGATGTTGCATATAACTTATACTAAAATCTTTGTCTTCTTTCAGAAAAACACTTTTAAAATCATTAAAAGACCAGTGCCTTTTGTTTGTAGTCAAAAAATCTATTAGCACTTTGTTATTTTTGTGATACTCCATACTGATTATTAAATTTAGATACAAATTAAAACATTATAATATTACCAAACAAGTATTATTGAGTATTTCTTTGTAAATGTTTGTAAAACTGAGCTACTTACCCCATATTTTTTTGTCTACTATTCTACAGATAATAGCATAAACAGATAAGTCTAACCAAGAATCAGATAAGGGTTCATTCTGAGTTTTTTTTTGAGATAAGATTATATTTTTAATTCTTTGCATTTTATCATTCATTCTCATCCAGAGACCAACTAAAGCAAAGTTTTTATCATCATCATTTTCAAGATCACCTCCTAGAGTTATGTTTTGTGAACCATAATCAAGTTGTTTTTTACAGAATGTTTCTAGCATATCCTCTAGTATCTTTTCAAATTCAGCTACAGTTTTTGGATTTTTTTTTCTACATTCTTCTATAGCACTCATATCTTTTTGTTTTTTCTTAAATAATCAAATATTACACCATGAAGTTTACCAAATAAATCTGACCACTCTTCATTATTTGAATGTTCACACTCTCTCTTGTATGAATCCATCAAAGTTTTTAACATATTATACTGATTCTCTGTCATATCCTCCTGTTAGTGTTTCATATTTTATTGGGTCTTCGTCTTTAATTTTTTTATACAGATCGTCTTTTTTTTGTCTGGCTAGTTCTAACTCTTCTTGAGTAGAATCAATACCTATATTTGCATTTATTACTGCACACTGCCAGAGCAAATGATCTATTTTTTTCTTACACTCTTTAGATGTGTGATATCTTCCAAACAGTTTTCTGGTTTCTGATTGTGTTAATTCTTCTTTTGTCATTCTACAAATATTTGATATTTAGTTGTTGTAATACCTTTTTCACAGTCAAGAACTTTAAGTGCTTGACATGGAGGCTCATATGGTAGACCCAAATTGTAAGCGTATGCATTGTATCCTATTATAGACCCATTAATTAAAGTTTTTGGTGTTGGCTCTAAGAAAGTATGCCAATGACCTAGCATATTGAAATCTGCTGGTTCTGTTTTGTCCATAATTTGTATTTTTTTATTCAAAGGTATAGATATACCACCAATACCACCACCATATCTTATATTATCTCCATGAAAATTTCTTATGGTAAACTTTTTGTTACCTGTTTTAGTTTTTAGCTCCATGTTATAATAACTAACTAAACTTTTTGGGACATGTATCTCAAATAAATCATTGTCTTTGAGTAAAATCTGTATTTCTTTAAACATCATCCATTCGTATGAATTTTTATATCCTGTAGATTGTCTCCTCATTTTTGTTGTCCTACCATGATTACCATAATTACAAACAACAATAATTTTTTTAAAATCTCCATAATCCTCTAAATGCCTAAGACCACCTAATATTAGTTCTTTTGCTAAAATAGTAGCCTCAGTCGGTGATAAATAATTATCTTCAACCAGCTCCTCATGAATATATCCTGTAATAAAGTCACCACACAGATTTATAAAGACAGTATCTACCGTACACCAATGTCTTATATTTTTTATTATGTGTATAATATTTTTCCAACATCTTTCTACTCTTTTCTTAGCTATGTCTGGGTTATATTCATTTAAACCATTTACAGTAGAGGGATCAACTTTCTCTTCTATGTGCCAATCACTCAACAGTATTAAAGGTATTACTGGATTTTTTTGTTTTGTCTCTTCATAACTGTAATAAAATGATTCACCTGAATCTTTTATATTTACCAGAGTTTCAAATCTCCTCTCTGCCTGCTCAAGACTTTTAAGGGTATGATTGTGTAGCCTTCTAAGTTCTCTTAATTTATTTTTTAATTTAAAAACTTTTCTGTCGTATTGTTCTTGTTGTGGAAGAGGCATATCTACCTCTTTGTCTTCGTTTTCTACCTCAAATTCATTTATTATTTCTAATAAAATTTTTCTTAGTGTAGCATTTACTATGGAATACTCTTCTTCACTATACTCACATAACTTCAAAACTTTTATCCTAAGTTTTGACATAGTTAGCTTGCATTGCCCTTTATTATCAAAGTATCCCTGGATGCTTTTTTTGATTTCACTCTTACCAGGAATTTTCATGTCTACTCTACTTTATCAAAATCAGTATATGTAATAAATACTTTATCTTGTTTATCTAATGCTGTGGTTATATATCTGTATAGCTTTTTGTAGGCATGAGTTGATCTTGAAAGACTACCAGATGATGCTGTGTTTGTGTTTTGACTAGAGCCAACCAACAAACAACCATGAGTATCATCTTTTACGTCTTCATCTGCATAATTTCCTATATGTATTAAAATGTACTTAAAATTTGGAACATTTGTCACATGTAACATGCCCTTATGTTCCGTACCAAACTTATTAATGTATCTTTGATTATATCCACCTTCAGTTCTATATTTTATTTCATATTTTCCTGTAGGTATTCTGGTTGCCCCATAAACCTTTTGCTCTTTATCATAACCCCTGTATTCATCTTCTAGAGTATAACATAAAAATTTTCTTTCTCCATTAGAAATATCAAACAAAAGACCCAATGTGTCTGTTCTCCCACTACTAAACCTTAATACCTCTAAATTCATCATAAGGACACAATCAAGGATACACTTAATATTATTACGTAAAATGTCTGTAATGCACTTTTTCTATATGCTGGAGTAAGCATTTCTACATTACAATTTTTATCAAACAAACATCTGTAATAATTATTGAACACGTTTTTCATAAAAAATATTGTAGTAGCAATAACAAAAATAAATTTTTGTAAAGACTCAATTATCACATCAAATATGGAGTCGTAGTATACAAAAGAAAATATTAATGTTACTGCTATAATTACAATGTATATAACATTATTCTGAAAAAAACTTGCAATATTTTTAATCATCTATAAAATCAGACAGCCTTTCAAAAACTTCAATAGGCACATTGAGTTCTCCAAATTCAGATATAGATATTTTTTCTGATAAAACGTCTACATCCTCCTCTACTTCCAATAAGTCTGTAAATTCTTTTAAGAATAATTTTTGTGCCTTCTCGTCTTTAGGATCAATAGAAACATTTCCACTTTTATCCTCTTTGCCATGTTTTTTTATTAACTCATTTTTTTGTTCGTTAACAGTAGTAAGCACATTTCCAATCTTTTGATTAAATCTAGCAACCTTATAAGATAGTTTTGCATTAGCACCACCATTCTTATCTACAGCATTTTTTAATATTAATAATCCTTGTCCGATGCTGTCAATCTCGGCAATTTTCATTTTTTTGCTTTCAAACATATTATTTATTTAATTTAAAAAAAAACCGATAAATCACAAGACCCATCGGCTATTACAACAAAACAAAACTAATAAAAAAATATATAAATAACTTAATATATATAACTATTTAAATAACAAATCATAAAAATATTTACCTATCAAACTAAAAAAACCTAAGCCTATTGCCCCTCTCCATTTAGAAGTATTTTTTCTAAATAAAGAATTTTGTTTGACCTCAGTCCATAGTCCTTCCTTGGGATCAAACAAATTATTTTTAATAAATCGCAAATCATTTTTCACATCACTGTGTGCTTTTTCATTGGCTATTTCCATTTTAGAAATAGAGTTTACAATCTGTTGAACCTGATACTCAATTAATTTTAAATTATCTTTCTCAGACTTATTCATTTTTTACTATGCGTCTGCGTAACCTTTCCAAGCATCTTCAGCTTTCATTGCTGTATAAGCCTGAACAATAGGATTTTTAGCACTAGCTTTGACATCCATATCAAAAGAACCAGATACGCTACAAATCACAACATTAGGTGTGTTTGTTCTAGCATCTTTGTCTTTGTATACAGAAGCACTCCAATTAGCTGAGCTATTTTTTACCCACTTAGTTTCCATGACAGCCTCACTTTTTACAGTTCCGTCTTCATTGTACTTCATAGGAGTTTTCACAGTAGTCTCAGAGTTTATGTTAGTATTATAATTTACATTATTAATCATAACATATGCTTTCGCTAAATCAATCCCTTTATAAGTATATTTACCTTCTAAAGCCATTTTTACAAAATTTAAATGTTAAACAAAAAACTATTTTAATTTCTTTTTATGCAATCTCCTTATAGATTGCTTTCCTTTTTTAAATATCTCTGCTACTGTCTTTTTACCCATAACCCTCGCTCTTTGTTCACCGACTGTAAGTATTTGAATCTTACGAGCAAATGGCTTTCTAATACGTTTGACTTTTGCTACAGTAGCTCTAGCATCAGTCGGGGTTGCAAACTTAATCCTAACGGTATCTTTAGGATTTTCATCTGTATATAATCTTCTACCAGATCCTTTTGGTTTTTTGCCTGTACCAACTTTTGGATCTCTTTTTTTCTTTCTTTTCATAACAAATTTAAGTTAATAAATATTAATTCTTAACAATAGAAGAACTACTATTTATTTTATAACTCTTTTTCTAGTTCTTGCACCCTAGCTTCTAATTCTTGTATTGACTTTAATAAGATTGGTACTAACTTACTATAATCAACTCCTTGCATATCTTCACCATCTTTATCACCTACTACTGCTTGTGGTAATACTTCTTGAAGTTCGTGTGCCATTACACCGTAACTTCTTGAATCTGCTTCTTTCCATTTAAAGTCATACATCTTTATCTTTGATGCTATCTCTAAAGCATTGAAGTCTTTTAAATCTTCTTTTAATCTATAATCTGATGAAGTATTAAAAGATGTATTTGTATCATTATGTGTAATAGTACCTACATTAGCACCATCTGATTTTACAAAATATGCCATAAAGTGTGTAGAAGAACTAGCGGCATTACTTCTAGCAACCCAATGAGAATAGTTTAAATCATCAGTTTGTGTAGCATAAACTTCACCAGTTGTTCTTTTCATTGTTACTAATTCCCTATCATTCCAAACGTGAGATGTAGTAGCTATTCGTACAGCACCAGTATCATCAATTAAAAATGTAGGGGTGAATGAATCATAAGTTCCGTGACCTACTCTGAAAGGGTCTGTTCCACCACTATGAGATGCAATAACAGTCAAATCACCATTATGGTCTAATCTCATTTTTTCAGTATATGTACTTGCATTACTTCTTGTCATAAATGATAAATCCCCAGTTTCAGAACTTACAGATGTTGCTAAAGCTTTTATTGTAGCGTAATTAGTAGGATTAGAGGCCGAATCAAAACCACCAAAATTTATAATTCCTACTGCATCATCATCAGCAGGGGAAGAAGATTCGTGTGTCAAATCTAATTGTGCTCCTCCTGCACCTGCATTTGTTGAAGTTAATTGTAAAAGGTCTCCACTACCTTTTACTCTTAATATTCTACCATTGTTATCTGTATCACCGATTGATACATTACCACTAGAATCAATACGTAAACGCTCGTTGCTAGAGCCACTACCACCTGTATGAAATACTAAATCTTGCCCTGAGTTTGAAGCAAGATGAGTGCTTGCAGATGTACTATACAAAAAGAAATCAACACCAGTTCTACCTAATATTATTTGACCACCTGAAGTTCCTCTTATATCTAAAGTTTTGTAGTTTGTAGAATTAGTTGGGGCTGTAATTCCTAGTCCTAAATTTCCATCACTAGTGATTCTCATTTGCTCTGTTATACTATTAAGATTTTTTCTTGTTGAAAATATCAAAGCACTTGCGTAATTAGTGTCTGTAGCGTTTTCTTTAATTCCTCTTATCTCTCCAAATATTGTATCAGTACCGTTAGAATGAAATTTACCACCAAGTCCTATTCCACCACCAACTCCAGCTGCATAAGAAGTATCATCAAATACTTGCATAACTTCATAACCACCAGTACCATTAGATGGATTATTTACAGCAGTACCTACAATGTGAACTGGTACAACTGGTGCAGTCACACCTACACCTACCTCACCAGTATTCTTAATATTTATTCCAATATTATCATCTGTAATAATAAATAATTGGTTATTAGATGTAACATCAAAATTCCAATATTTTCCTGCTGCCGCAGTATTTGCTCTAAGGTGTAGATGATTACCTGATGCTTCTGATGTTATTTTTCCAGTAGGTGATGTCGTTCCAAAACCTACGTCTGAACCAATGATAAAATTATCACCATTAGACACAAAGTTGTGTGTGGTCACATTACTATTATCTTGTAATAAAACTCTTGGATTTGCTGAATCAAAACCAATAAATATATCTGCACTTTGACCTATATTACATTTTATAGCATCAGTTCCAACTGCTGTGACTATTTCTAATTTTGCACTTGGACTCGTCTGATTTATACCTACGTTTCCAGTATCTAAAACTGTTAAAAGACTTGAACCACTACCATCTTTAATTTGAAAGTTTCTACTAGACTGATTGTTATCTGAATCAATCGTAATTGCACCTGATTCTTTAAATTTAATTTGTGCAAAATCAGCTACATTAAAATCTATAGATGTTGCAGTTGCTAAAGATAAATTCCCACTAGAATCAATACGCATACGTTCTGATATAGTCTCATTGCCTATGGTGCTAAAAACCAAAGAAGCATCTACAGTTGATGCTGTGCCAGTCCATTGTTGCTCTTTCAGTAATTTTATAGCAGGTATTTTGAATATAAGAGAATCTGCTGAACGACCTAATCCAAAATTAAGAGAAACACTATCTGCCGTACCTGAACCATTTGTATTTGTTAATAATGCACCTACAGCGTTACCAGTTGCACTAGAACTCGTTTCAATTATAGCATCAGGCGAAGTCGTTCCAATACCC